TGCGATCCTGCCCCGGACCCTCCGGGCGCTCTGCCGCCGATGCATCGAAGGGCACCTGACCGAAAACGTACTCCGCGCCCATCGGGCGGCCGAGGAATCCGAGCGTCAGCTTCTCACCGAATGGGCGGCGAGCATTGGGGGGGCGGCATGAGCGCAATCGAACAGCTCGCGGCGCTCAACGCCGAGCCGCGCCCGCCGCTCTACAGCGACGAATCCTTGGCGCTGCGATTCGCCGAGGAATATGGCGACGACCTCCGCTACGTCGCCAAGTGGGGGCGGTGGTTCCTCTACGACGGCGCCCGATGGCGCGAAGACGACAGGCTCAAGGCGTTCACCTATGCCCGCCAGATCTGCCGGGCCGCGGCGGCCGAGTGCAACAAGCCGAAGATGCAAGCGGCCATCGCCAGCGCGAAGACGGTTGCGGCCGTCGAACGGCTGGCCCGCTCGGATGAGCGGCTGGCGGCAAGCGTGGATCAATGGGACGCCGACCCGTGGCTGTTGAATACGCCGGCCGGTGCGGTGGATCTGCGGACCGGAAACCTTCTGCCGAACCGCCGGGAGCACTATTGCACCAAGGCCGCGGCCGTCGCACCGGGGGGCGACTGCCCGACGTGGCTGGCGTTCCTCGACCGGATCACCGGGGGCGATGACGAGCTGCAAGCGTTCCTGCAACGCATGTGCGGGTACGCCCTCACCGGCAGCACCCGCGAGCACGCCCTGTTCTTCCTGTACGGGACCGGGGCCAACGGCAAGAGCGTGTTCCTCAACACGGTGTCCGGTGTCCTGGCCGACTACGCCATGACGGCGCCGATCGAGACCTTCATGGCGTCGAACAGCGACCGGCACCCGACGGACCTTGCCGGGCTACGCGGCGGCCGGCTGGTAACGGCGATCGAGACCGAGGAAGGGCGCCGCTGGGCGGAATCGAAGATCAAAACCCTGACCGGCGGCGACAAGATTTCGGCCCGCTTCATGCGGCAGGACTTCTTCGAGTTCACCCCGCAATTCAAACTGGTCATCGCCGGGAACCACAAGCCGAGCCTTCGGACCGTGGACGAAGCCATGCGGCGCCGGTTCCACCTTCTGCCCTTCGCGGTGACGATCCCGCCCGAGGAACGCGACGAAACCCTTCCCGAACGGCTCAAGGCGGAATGGCCGGGCATCCTGCAATGGATGATCGAAGGGTGCCTCGCGTGGCAGTCCGAGGGCCTGTCACCGCCGAACAGCGTTCGGAAGGCGACCGAGGACTATCTGGCGGCCGAGGACGCCCTCGCCGACTGGATCGCGGAGTGCTGCGACACCGGACCCGGCAAGCTCGCTACCTCGAAAGACTTGTTCGGGAGCTGGAAGGAATGGGCCGAGCGGATGGGCGAGGCGCCGGGATCGGCTAAGGCGTTCTCGCAAAAGCTCCAGGCGCGCGGCTTCGAGCGGGCGGAGATCGGCCATCAGAAAGCGCGTGGTTACAAGGGTATAGCCCTCAAGCCGCGAGATACCAGCGGTGCCTACTGGAACCGGGATTGAGGCCATGCGGACACATGCGGACACGTATTCAGGTTTTACCCGTCACGCGCGCGCGCGCGAACGTCTGAAATGGGAGAACCCGCCCGCATGTGTCCGCAGTCCTGTCAGAAATCGCTGGCACCCCTCCGCGCGCGCGAACGTGGTTATCCGAATCACGGGTCACATCGGTCACCGCGCCGGGCCTTCGCGCGTAGTTAGTTCGACCACCGGGGGGTGTTGCAAAGTTGCCACGCCCTGGGGCCGGGACCGCGCCGGGCCTCCGCGCGCAGCGCCGCGAATTAAACTCCGGGAAATTTTATTGAATGCGGCGAAATCCCCGTGCGGCGGGCCGGCCGTCGCGTTCCGAACCGACCGATAGAGGAGACCGAGACGATGACCGACGAAGACCGAAACCGAAGAGAGTGCGAGCGGCGGCTGCAGGCGCTGTGGGAACGCGCGGCGGCCAAGGCGGCGGCCGAGGGCTTCCCGCCCGAGGCGGTCGCCTCGAGCATGTTCGCCGCCGCCTTCGGGATGCTGCTGCGCGGCCACGGGCCGGCCGTGATGGCGGCGTACCTGGACCGCATCGCCGGCGCCTGCCACGAGCGGGCCGGCGGGGCGGCGGACGATGACCTCCCGACACTGAACTGAGAGAGGGCGAGACATGGTAGGGGTTCGAATAACAGGCGCCACCCTGGTCAAGGACGCGGCGCCTCGGCGCGGGCGGCTGCTGGTCGGCTACTTCGACTGCGAGCTGCCGGGCATCGAGATGAAGGGCTGCGCCCTCTTCCTGCTGAGCAACGGGCATTCCTTCGTCCGGCCGCCGTGCATCCCTGGACCGGGGCGGAATCTCCGGGCCGTGACCGTCACCGATCCCGACTTGCGGGCCGCGATGCGCGAGGCCGCGACGGCCGCCCTGCGGGCGCTCGGCGCCCGGCTCGAATGGCCGGGGGCGACCGATGCGTGATTGCGATCTTTGGAGGTTTTTTTTATATTGGGATCAGGCGCCTGCCGTAGCGGCGCCAGGGCGGGCTTCGCGCGATGCAAGTGCCGCCCGCTGGTTGCCGGCACGCGCGACGCTGCCGGGTTGCCCGAGACGACGTTTGGCCTGCCGTAGCGGCCGGACGGACCCGACGGCCTCCAGTCATCGAACCGAGACGCGCGCACCCCTTGCGGGTGGCGTGGCTCTTGCCGTGATCCACGGCGCGATGACGAGGGGGCCAAGATCCTCGTCAGCGCCGAAGTGAAGACGAGGATGACATGAGACTCCTTTCGAAACCCAACATTCTGGCGGTCCGGGCGCAGGGCGACGTTGCCGCGCTGATCGGCGAGACCCGCGCCGCGATCGAGGACTTCAAGAAGCGCCACGCGGGCCGCGTGGATCAGGTCGAGGCGGCGGTGGACGATTTGGCCGGCCGGATCGCCAACATGCAGCTAAACGGCGTCGGCGGGCCGGCCGGGGGCGCCAGCCGGGCGACCCTGGAGGCGCTCGGCACGTTCGCCAAGATCGGCGAGGTCAGCGCGGCGATGTCGGTGGGGTCGCTGCCCGACGGCGGCGTCACCGTGGTCGAGGAACTGGACCGGCAGATCGTCAACCTTCAGCGCGACCTCTCGCCGATCCGCCGTCTCGCCGCCGTGACGCCGACCCGGAGCGCCGAGTACGTCCGCCTGGTCAACCTCGGCGGCACGGCGTCGGGCTGGGTGTCCGAAACCGACCCGCGGCCGCAGACCGACACCTCTAAGCTTACGTCCGTGCCGATCAAGGCGTTTGAGGTCTACGCCAATCCGGCCGTCACGCAACAGCTACTCGATGACTCCGAGGTCGATGTCGCCAACTTCGTCCTCGATGAGATCGCAACCGAGTTCGCGGAGCGGGAGGGCGATGCCTTCCTGAACGGCGATGGCACGACGCAGCCGAAGGGCGTGCTGACCTATCCCAGCACGGACGAGGTTGACGGCGTGCGCGCTTATGGCACGTGGCAGCACGTGCTTTCGGGCTCGGCTTCGGAGATCACGCCGGACAGCCTCACCGACCTGTTCTATTCGGCCAAGGTGCAATATCGGCGCAACGGCACATGGCTGATGAACAGCGACACCGCCCGGCTTGTGTCGCTCTTCAAGGATAAGCAGGACCGTCCGCTGTGGCGGCAGAGCCTCGCCGAGGGCGAGCCGAGCACGCTTCTGGGCCGGCCGGTCGAGATCGACGAGAACATGCCGGCGGTGGCGGCCGATGCCGTGCCGATCATCTTCGGCGACTGGCGGCGCGGCTACCAGATCACGGATCGGCTGGGGATGCGCCTGCTGCGCGATCCCTATACCGCGAAGCCATGGGTGCTGTTCTACGCGACCAAGCGCGTCGGCGGCGCGGCGATCGACACGCGGGCGCTCAAGCTGCTGCGTGTCGGAACCGAGAGCAGCGGCTGACGGCCGGGGGTGCCGGCGCGGTTGTGACCGGCACCCCCTCCGGGGGGTCAAAAGTTAACTGACCCGCGGGTCCCGGACCGCGCCGGGCCTCCGTTCGCAGTGCGAGTTGAAATCGGGAGGGGGGTTAAAGCCCCCGCATCGAGGAAAGGACCCCATCATGACCGTTCGCGTTGTCGCCTGCCCGAGGCCGTTCTCGGTCGAGCGCATCGACCGCACCGCGCCGGCCGGCGCCACCGTTGCCGAGCTGCTCGACCTCGCCGGTGTGCATCCGGCGATGATGCAGCTTGCTCACGTCCACATCGGGGATATCGAAATCGACCGCCGATACTGGCATCGCGTACGACCGAAGGAAGGGCAGACGGTCACCATCCGCGTTGCGCCGGCCGGCGGCGGCAAGAATCCGCTCCGCACGGTCCTGACCATCGGCGTCATCGCCGCGAGCGCATGGGCCGGCGGCGCGTTCGGGACGCCGCTCGCCATCGGCATGTTTGGTGGCATGGGGCCGGCGACGGCCGGGCAAGTGTCCTTGGCCAGCGCCCTGATCACCGCCGGCACGGGACTCGCCGGACCGCTCGCGGCCAACGTCCTCGAGCCTCCGAGGGCGCGGGGATGACGCTGCTGATCGCGACCGTCACGCCGCGCTTCGCGGCGATCACGCAAGACAGCTACGTCACCGCCGACGCGGACAAGGCGAAGATCTCGGACCATGCCTGCGCGGTCGCCGACTTCTCCGCGGGCGATGAGCCGTGGCTCGGATTCGCCGGCGACGGTGAACCGCCGACCGACCGGCCGCTGTGCTTCGTGCAGAAG